TGGGTGGCGAATATTCGGACTAGCGAAGTCACATACGCTTAGAAGGAGCAAATAAAATGGCTATTCAAAATAACATCGCAGAAGGTGCAAGTCAGTACGGCATTGCATTTAATAACGCATACTACCGTATTGTAACGGCAGCAATCTCTCGCCAACGTGGAACAGACCCGAAGTTTGAGGTAATGATTGATCTGTCAGGTTACGCTAGTAATTCGCCCACAGATGACACTCGTGAGGTAGACTTTAAACGTTATCACGCAAACCTAGACGACATTAATGCTAGTAGCGGCGATGCCTTTTTAGACAAGTGTTATAGCTGGGTTATGGCGCAGGATGATATGGCTGGTTCTACAGCCGTTTAGGAGTAGATAATGGCTTTAACGATTAACCATCAAACCAACGACATTAGTGCTACTAGTGGCAGCATCACGCTAGATGGTGCGGCGGCTGGTGGTGGTGCATTTAATTTAATTAGTACAACCACAATTAGTTCAGCAGTAAGTTCTATAGAGTTTACTGGACTTGATACTTATGACCATTATCTTATGCTGTTAAACGCAAGTACCAATTATAGCAATCTTACAATGCGCTATGGAATTGACGGTACATATGACAGTGGTAATAATTACAAAAACGATGGGAGTAGCACTAGCGGGCCAGAGTTTTCTATAAACACTTCGGCCTATAAATATGGTGTTTTTGGAAATCTTTACATATATGACTTAGCTCGTGTTTCTACTCTAAACTATCGCAGAGGTGTTTATACGTTTTATGGAATAACTGCTGGAAGTAGTAACAATAATACCACTACCAAAACCGGCGGATATTGGGGGCAACAAGGAAGTAATTGTATTGAGTTAACAGCTAGTTTTAATAACGGAACGATTTCATTGTATGGGATATCTGAATAATGGCTAATTATAAAAGTGTGAATGGAGTTTTAACAGAGTTAACTGAAGCTGAAATTACTGCGCGAAATGCTAGAGAATCTATTTGGGCTGTTGAGGAAAGCAATAGCGTTGCATTGGATATACGCAATCAACGTGACAGGTTACTTGCTGAAACAGACTGGATGGCTTTGAGTGATGTTACTATGTCTAATGCTTGGATTGTTTATCGCCAAGCTCTGCGTGACATACCAGCGCAAGCTGGATTTCCTGCAAGCGTAACTTGGCCGACTAAGCCGGAGTAAATAAATGAAACTAGAGCAGTCTGTAACCCCTGAACTTCGTGTGGCACTAGAACTAGAAGCACACGAAAAAGAATGTGCTATCCGGTATCAATCTGTAGAAGACAAACTAACTAATCTCGACAAAAGATTGTGGAGATTAGAAGCAATGATAATGGGATCAACTATAGTAATAATTGGTCTTGCCTCATCACTGTTGATGAAACTCTAATGGAGTAATTCCAGGAGTGTAAAATGATCGCAGAAACAATGGCAGGTATAGCTCTTGTTAAAGGCGCAGTAGATGGCATTAAAAGTATGATTGGTACTTGTAATGACATTAGCGAAATAGCTGGGCATATAGATAAATTGTTTGAGGGCGAAAAACAAGTACAACAAAAAAGAAATCAAAAGTCGGGTGTTGATAGCTTTGGAGGCATTAAAGGAGTTGCCGCTGAAGTTATTGATGCTCGACTAGCAGCTGAAAAATTACAAGAAGTAGCTTCACTAGTAGATATGCGATTTGGTCATGGTACCTGGAAATCTATTGTAAATGAACGTGCTAAAAGAATACAAGAAGAAAAAGCTAAAGCTATGGAAGCTAAGAGAATACAAATACAAAAAGCTAAAGAGATAGAAGAATTATTTCAAACTATCTTATTAGTAATCTCTATTATAGTTGCAATAGTTATTGTAATTGTAGTAGTAGTTAATATTATATGAGGAAACTATTATGTTTAAAGTCTTAGTATTAGCTTGCAGCTTGTCTGTACCTACAGATTGTTGGGAGTTTCACGATACACGTGGTCCTTATAAGACATACGATCAGTGTTCTTCAAGAGCTTACGAAATGGGTAACAACATTATGGAAATGCAAGGGTACGATTTAAAACCTAAAATGTTTCGTTGTGTTAAATTAAAAGGGCAGGAGTTATAAATGATACAAGCTTTAATAGGGCCAGTAACAGGACTGTTAGATAAGTTTATTCCTGATGCAGATGAAAAGGCTAGGATTGCTCATGAGCTAGCTACTATGGGTGAACGACACGCTCAAGAATTAGCTAAAGGACAGCTAGAAATAAATAAAGCAGAGGCTGCTAGCCGTAATATGTTTGTAGCTGGTTGGAGACCCTTTATTGGGTGGACTTGCGGCATTGCATTATTTTGGCACTTCGTAGGATTACCTATAACCCTATTCTTTGTTAGTTGGTTTGCTGTAGAAATTCCTACTTTGCCTGAATTTGAAATGGAAACACTGATGACTGTACTCATGGGTATGCTTGGTCTTGGTGGACTTAGGACATTTGAAAAAGTTAAGGGGAAAGCTAAATGAGGAAAAGACCAGGTCCACTAGCAAAGAAAAAGAAAAGCACTGTTAATAGTGCAGGTAATTATACTAATCCAAAGTTACGTAAAGCAATTTTTGAAAGATTAAAAGCAAGCGGTAAGTACGGTAAACCCGGACAAGTAAGTGCAAGGCTTATGCAAGCTGTTGCTAAAGAATATAAAGCTAAAGGTGGAGGTTATACAACATGAGTCCTCCTAAAACAAGACCGGGTGTTAAAAAAGGACCACTTTCTAAAGAAGCTATTTCAATGATTAAATGGACTGAAGCAGACTGGGGTACTAGAAGCGGTAAGAATTCTATTGTAGGTAATAAAGCTACAGGTGAAAGATACTTGCCTAAAGCTAAACTTGCTAGTCTCACTGCTAAAGAATATGCTGCAACAACTAAAAAGAAACGTGAAGGCATTAAGAAAAAGAAACAGTATGTTAAGAATACTAAAGCAGCTACAGTGAGGACAACATGAATATAGAGCAGCTTAGAGAGGAACTTAAAATCGATGAAGGATGTAAGTATGAAATCTACTTGGATCACCTTGGCCTCCCTACTTTTGGTATTGGTCATCTTATTCTCGATAGCGATCCTGAGTATGGACAGGCACCTGGAACGCCTGTCTCAGAAAATCGAGTTAATGAGTGTTTCGCTAGCGACACCCGAATTGTGCTCGAAGATTGCAAAAAATTATATTCAAACTTTGAGTTTTTGCCCGAAGAAGTCCAATTAATTATTGCTAATATGATGTTTAATATGGGTTATCCTAGGCTAAGTAAGTTTAAAGGTATGAAGGCTGCTGTAGATATTGGTGATTGGCATCGCGCTGCAGTTGAAATGGTTGATAGTCGTTGGTATCAACAAGTAACTAATAGAGCAGACCGTTTAGTAAGCCGTATGCGTAGTATAAAAAACACCCTATAAGGGGAAAATCGTCATTATACTATAGAGGTTTATTAAAATGAGAAACACAGAGTACAAAGGTCCATCGATGCCTATTTCTGAAGAAATCGATCGTATGAAATATAGACTACAAGATGAAACATTTGATGGAAAGATTAAACGCATTGCAAAGGCACTCTGTGATAACGACACGCATCAGTATGCATTAGAAGATATTTTAGGTAATCTAAGGTTTCTACCAGCAGGGCGAGTACAAAATGCTATGGGTAGCCCTCGGATTACTACCGCTTATAATTGCTTTGTTAGTGGTACAATTGAAGACTCGATGGATAGCATTATGCTCCGTGCTACACAGGCAGCAGAGACTATGCGCCGTGGTGGTGGTATTGGTTATGACTTTAGCCATATTCGTCCTCGTGGAGATATGATTGTTTCTCTTGAGTC